GTCAGAGGAAAGCAAGTGAAGTTCACTTTATCCCCTTCTAAGGAAATCCCGATCAGGCCGCCCCGTTCCTTTACCAAAGAAATGAAATCCGCTGCCGAGGTAATCACGCCAGCGTCATCGAGTGTCGTAATCAGGTCCTTGTCCACGCTGAACTGTCCGCCAGTGGATTTGGAAAGCAGCGGTCCACGGCTGTAGATCAGGTTGACCAGTCGGCGAAGGGAATCCGCCGTGTGCCGTGCCATGGGCAGGCTGACCGTCAGCGTGTCCGGTTCGGTGTTTTCTTCTGCAGGCAACGGCTCAGGTTCTTCTGCTTCCTGTTCTTCCACAACAGCCTCCGCTGTCGCCGCTTCGATAACGGTTTCCATTCTGTCCTCCTCCCGGATGCCTTCCAGGATCAGTCCCTCGGAGAGCAGCGTCTGGATGATTGTTTCATCCAGATCCGCCTCTTCCACGACCAGGTCGCCCCGGCGCTCTACCGTGTACACGCCAATCTCAAAGGCGCATCTGGGCATGAAGGTGTAGCGCGGCTGCAGCCCGGTCAGCTCGCCGATTCGCTTCACCAGCGTCTTCTTATCCTCTACATTCAGGCCATATCTCATCATGATTCTTTTCCTTTCCAGAGCCTTGCTCCCAGTGTGATCTCTACCATCCGTTTTCCTTCGGTGGTATGGTATACATCACTCTGAAGCCCCAAAAAGTAAAGTCAATTATGAGAGAATTCTAGGAAGATTATCAGATTCGGCATAGTACACAATCATCGTTTTCTGCGTCTGGCTATCTTACGAGCATCCCGTTTTCTCTTCTCCGCCATCCAGCGCCGGATGAACTCCTCCTGGTCCCGGTCATCGTATTCCCGATACAGGTCATCCCCTGCGCCGATGATGGCAGCCATACCGGCTAGGAAAGCAATCAGGAGCCCAATGATCACCAGGGCAATCACAATGGCAGCTACATGATTCATGGCCATCTCCTTCCTTCCAGGAGGTTCAGGCCTCCCAGTCTGATTTGTTCCGGGGCTGCCCACACGGGCGGCTCTCCGGACAGTTGCCAGTTACGCATCCAGGGCCAGCTGTTTCAAAGAGAATCGGCGCTTCCTTCCGGCAAAGCCGCAGCATCTCATCTGCCAGATGGCGGATTTCCCACTGTGCACGGTTACAGCATCGAAGGCTGAAGAAGTGCCGCAGCTCCCTGGCATTCATAGTCATCACCAGGTTGGTGGTGATCGCCTGCGGAGTCACATACCGGGCATCCTCTGCCGGGATGCCTGCTTCCACCATGCGCCGGTACAGGTCCATGCTATGCCGGATCTGCTCATCCGCTTCCTGCAGAAACTTGGACTTTGTAATGGTATCCGGTATGACGGCTTTCCAATCGTTCATCTTCACATATCGCTGGGACTGTACGGAAAAGCTCGCCAACCGATGGCGGGTCAGCTGCGCCAGCGTCACCCGGCTGATGCCTTCGATCCTGAAGGTAAACACCGCATGCTCCAGTATGGACTCATGCCCGGATGCCAGGGAGTGCTGCAGTGACCGATACCCATTATCTGAGGCGGTACACACCGCAGCTGCGTCACAGCAGACACCTGAGGCGGTCGGTGTAAAGGCGATCAGTTCAACCTTCATACCTCCACCTCCTGCGGCTCAAAGGAAGCCACCTCGTCGAAGCGGAGCTTCTGGCCATCGCGGATGACAAATACATCATCATACTTGCCGCCGTTCTCCTGAATCGCCCGTTTCACGATGACGTCCACGAACTTGGGATCAAGCTCGATGCCCCTGCAGATGCGGTCTGTCTGCATGCAGGCGATCAAGGTCGAGCCGCTGCCCAGGAAGGGGTCCAGCACGATTCCGTTGGTCATGGTGCTGTTCTTAATGGGATAACTCATGAGCGTAATCGGCTTCATGGTCGGGTGATCCTTGGAGGATCGCGGCTTATCATATTCCCAGACGGTCGTCTGCTTTCTGTCGGAATACCACTGATGCTTGCCCTTCTGCTTCCAGCCAAAGAGGCAGGGCTCGTGAATCCACTGATAGGGGCTGCGTCCCAGTACCAGGCTGTTCTTTTTCCAGATGCAGCATCCGGAGAGATAAAAGCCCGCGTCCTTGAACGCCTTCCGGAAGTTCAGCCCCTCCGTATCCGCGTGCCAGACATAGATGCTGCCGTCGTCAGCCAGGTTAGCGTGCATACAGCGATAGGCGGAAAGCAGGAAGTTGTAAAACTCCTGATCGCCCATGTTGTCGTTCATGATCTTCCCGGCCGTCTCTTCCACGTCCACGTTATAGGGAGGGTCCGTCAGAACCAGGTTGGCCTTATCACCGTCCATCAGGCGGGTGTAGATTTCCTCGCCGGTGCTGTCGCCGCAGATCACCCGATGCTTTCCGATCAGCCACAAGTCACCTAGCTGGCTGAAGACCGGCTGCTGGAGTTCGGAATCCACATCGAAATCATCCTCATGGACCTGCTTGTCATGGAGCTTATTGAACAGGGTATTGATCTCAGGCGGATCAAAGCCTGTCTTGCCCAGATCGAAGTTGCTGTTCTGGATATCCTCCAGCAGCTCCGCCAGCAGGGTGTCATCCCAAGCGCCGGTGATCTTGTTAAGCGCAATGTTCAGCGCTTTCTCCCGGACCTTGTCGATGTCCACCACAGCGCAGGGCACTTCGGTGTAGCCGAGGTCCATGGCTACCGTCAATCTCTGATGTCCGCCGATGATGGTCATGTCGGCATTCACAACCAGGGGATCAGCGAAGCCAAACTCCTCGATGCTGTTTTTGATCTTTTCGTACTCTTTATCCCCGGCCTTCAGCTTTTTGCGGGGATTGTACTCTGCCGGTTTGAGTACGGATACCGGCAGGACTTTCAGTTCAGCAGTCTTCTGCATCGTTCCCTCCGTTTGTGTTGTCAGCTATAGAACCGCATGACCTCGCACAGCGGGATAAACAAAGAGCCGAGCATAAAGCCCAGCTCCATCTCTCCCGTGCATTCCATGTATTCTTCGGTCATGTCACACCAACAGGGCTCTTCCCCGTTGATGCTGGCGAGAATCTTATCCTCGGCATAGTCGATCGCGTGCACCAGAACAGAGGCGGTGTTGCACAGCGGATACACACCGATGACCGTCTTGAGGTCAATGACCTTTGCTTCCGTCATGGGTTTTCTCCTTGCGTTCTTCTCTTTCCTCAATGCATCGGATAATGAAGTCGGTCAGGTGGTTCAGTACTACAATCGACCAGTAGCAGATCATGCCCACTGTCGTTCTTGCGCCTGTTGCCAGGGCCACAATGATCAGCACGGCCTCAATGGAAAGGATCAGGCTCTGCAGTGTTTTTCGGTTCATAGGCTTTTCTCCCTCAAGTGAATGATCCTCTGATTCCGGCTGCCCCGAAAAGCAAGCCCGGCATCCTTCAGCTCCTCCATGAACGGGCCATCTACTACGACGTCCGTATAGGACAGAAGTGGCGATGTGCCAACATCCTCCAGTCGGTACCCCGTGTAAAGCCAAACATCCTTATCCGGCATTTCTTCCTTGACCCGGCGAAGAAACGGCAGAAGCACTTTCTGGTTCTCAGGCTCCATCGGCTCACCGCCGAGAATGGAAAGGCCCTGAATCCACGAGGGACGCAGGGCCGTGATCATCTCATCTTCAGTTTCTCTGGTGAACGGCTTACCGTAGGAAAAGTCCCAGGTTTCCTGATTAAAGCATCCCCGGCAATGCTTCCTGCAGCCGGTAACGAAAAGGGACACCCGGACGCCTGGCCCATTGGCGATGTCTGCCTTCTTGATTCCCGCATAGTTCATGGTCACTCACCCGTTCTCATCCACAGGCGCAGTACAGAAGAGGATGCCATGCGCCGTCGCATCACAGAACACCTCACGGGCAATATCCTGCGCAAGGCCGGACCAGTTGCCGTTGTAGTCATTGAGATCATCGTCATAGAACTGAATGACCTCCGGCTGGAACAGCACAAAACCGTGCTGTGTTCCCGTGTAGTCCTGGGCGAGAATCACGTCCTTTACGATGGGGTTCCCTTTGAAGATGGTCTTATACAGCCCAGTGGCATCAGCGGTCCCGTTCTCCTCATCGTACAGGTTGATTGCCAGGGTCACATTACCGAACTGGACACACTTGGGAAGTACCCGGTCCAGTGCCTGGAACTTATCGTGATCCAGGACTTCGATGTCAAACACGAAGTCTGCCTCACCTTTTTCCGGCTCAATGATCTCGCCGACATTAATGGCCGGGTCATGCTCGAAAAGCGCCTTCACTTTCTTCTGGTAGGTGTACCAGGGAGCTTCCAGTCTCAGATACTTCATAGGTATTGTTCTCCTCTTTTTGATCCTTCGGAATATTGCTGCCGCAAGTTTAAAGATGCAAAACACGCTCGGCGATCTCCTGCGTCCTGCCCTGGTTGAAGTAATTCGTTCCCAGGTAGCCACAGACACGCCGACACACGTTCATCCGCTTCTCATCCCGATTGCCGCAGTTCGGGCACTCCCAGACGAGCTTTCCGTCGTCTTCCACGATCTTGATTTCTCCATCGTAGCCGCAGACCTGACAGTAATCGGATTTCGTGTTCAGCTCCGCGTACATGATGTTGTCGTAGATGAAGCGCATGACCGCCAGTACGGCCTGGATGTTGTTCTGCAAGTTGGGAACCTCCACATAGGAGATTGCCCCGCCCGGAGACAGTGCCTGAAACTCTGCCTCGAAGGAGAGCTTCGAGAATGCATCGATAGGTTCCGTCACATGGACATGATAGGAATTGGTGATGTAGTTCTTATCCGTCACATGCGGAATCTTCCCAAACCGATGCTGCAGGCATCTGGCAAATTTATAGGTGCTGCTTTCCATGGGCGTTCCATACAGGGAATAGCTGATGTTCTCCGCTTCCCGCCACTGGGCTGTCTTTTTGTTCAGGAACTGCATAACGGCAATGCCGAAGTCATGCCCGGCAGGATCGGTGTGGCTGACACCCTTCATCCGGTAAACACACTCACAAAGCCCGGCATAGCCAAGGCTGATCGTAGAGTAGTTATCATAGAGGAGCCGGTCGATCTTCTCGCCTTTTTCCAGACGGCTGATCGCGCCGTACTGCCAGAGGATCGGAGCAACATCCGAAGGCGTGCCCAGCAGGGTCTCATGCCGGATGCGCAGTGCCTTATGGCAGAGCTCCGTCCGTTCTTCCATCAGCTGCCAGAACTTTTCCTCGTCGCCCTCGGCGCTGCAGGCCACATCCACCAGGTTGATAGTCACCGCTCCCTGATTGAAGCGGCCGTAGTATTTATGGCTGCCATCAGGATTCATGCCCACGGTATCCGGCGTCAAAAATGCCCGGCAGCCCATGCAGGTATACACATCTCCGTTCTTCAGCTGCTTCATCACCTTGGCGCTGATATAGTCCGGGACCATCCGCTTTGCAGTACACTTTGCCGCAAGCTGCGTGAGATGCCAGTACGGCGCGTCTTCGCTGATGTTGTCTTCATCCAGCACATAGATCAGTTTCGGAAATGCAGGGCTGACCCACACGCCGACCTCGTTCTTAATTCCCTCGTACCGTTGCTTGAGCGTCTCGGAAATAATCAGCGCCAGGTCATCCCGTATCTGCCCAGGCTCCACCTCATCCAAATACATGAAAACTGAGACGAAAGGCGTCTGCCCGTTGGTGGTAAGGAGCGTCTGGATCTGATACTGAATGGTCTGGATGCCGCGCTGCACCTCCCGGCGCACCCGCATCTCCGCCATGCGGTTGATCTCATTTTCGGTGCAGTCCCGGCCGATGGCGAGGAACTCATCTTTGATCTCGCTTCTATATTTCTGGCGGCTCACATCCACAAAGGGAGCAAGGTGCGCCAGGGAGATCGTCTGCCCGCCATAGGTATTGCTGGCAACCTGGGCGATAATCTGGGTGGCGATGTTGCAGGCCGTGGAGAAGCTGTGCGGCTTCTCGATCAGGGTATCCGTGATGACCGTGCCGTTCTGGAGCATGTCCTCCAGATTCACCAGCTCACAGTTGGAGATCGGCCCGGACACATAACCCATGTCGTGAATGTGGATGATACCCTCGTCATGAGCCTTCACCACATCCTCCGGGAAGATGTACCTGCGGCAGATGTCCTCGGAAACTTCACTCGCCAGGTAATCCCGCATCGTGCTGTTGATGATCGGGTCCTTGTTAGCGTTCTCCTGCTTGGCTAGTTCATTGTCGTGACGGAGCAGCGCCAGGATTTTTGCATCCGTGCTGTTCTGTTTTCGCAGGAGTTCATGGCGTAGCCGGTAATCACTGTAGTGCCGGGCAAGCCTGTAATGTTCGCTCTGATCCAGCTCATCGATCACCATGTCCTGGATTTCTTCGACGCTCACACTCCGGCCAAGACCGTCGCAGCGTTTCTCAATCCGGCCAACAATAAAACCGACCTCCGTATCGGAAAGCCGGTCTGCCTCTGCCACCTCTGCATTCGCAGCTTCGATGGCGTTTTTAATTTTCCTGTAATCGAAAGGGACTTCACTTCCGTCCCGCTTGATGATTTTCAACTCATGTCCTCCTCCATCTGTCTCTGCGCTTCCGCAAGCAGATCAAGACAATCCTTTCCCAGATACTTTTGGCACTGCTCATTCAGGTGCTTAAACACAGCGTCCTGCTCTTCTTCGGTCGTAAGATCGATGCTGTATCTTTCCTCACAATCCAGCGAGTTGCTGTTCACGACTACGAATTCAATGCAGCTGTCCATATGGTTTTCCGCGTATCCGTTGATCCCAACATAGAAGTCGTACCAGCCGTCGTTATCACAGGTGTCGTCCGTGTACTCGTCCATGGGATGCATCGGCGCAAAGCCCAGATCCTTCCGGATGCGATCCGCAATCTGACTGAGACCGTTTGTCGCCATGAGCTGGAAGGTTACAGTCGGAAAGCGGCAGGGAAAAGACACATTACACTGATCACTGCCGTACAGGACATCCGCGCCAAAGTCGATGAAGATCTCGTCTCTCACAAAGCCTTCGAGCAGCGTCATTTCGAGCCTTCTTTCTCCAGCAGGTCAATATAGCGATTGATGTACCACACCGCCTTCTTCAGATCGGTGATTGTCTCGTCCGGGTTTTTCTTCCCAGCACGGCTCAGATATTTCACAGCATTCCCGATATGATATGGGAAGTGTTTGCTCTCAATGTAGTCGATGGTCTCAATCCCATCCGTGTAATGGCTCGGATGATTCACGGGATCATCGATCACCGCATCCATCTTCTCTTCCAGTGTTTCCTTTGGGGTTCTCACAACCATGGATTTTCCTCCGCCTCCTCTTTACGCATACGGTAATACTTTGTGCGGCACTTCCCGGAACAGAACCGCTTCGTTCTGCCGCGTTGTTTCCGGTCCAGCTTCTCGCCGCAGATGATGCACCGGTCGTTTTGCTCATACCAGATGGGCAGGTTCAACTTTACGAATTCGCCCGCACCGGCAAGGCCGTGGGTCTTGCAGTACAGCTGCACCTGATTCCGATTGAGCCGCAGCTCCTTTGCGATCCGCTTATAGCCCCAGCCCTGCAGCCGAAGGGAGCGGATCAGCTCTTTCTGCTCTTGTTTCACACGCCTTCCTCCGGTCAACTTTGCTGTTTGCACTTCCTTGATGATTTCCTCGAAAACCGGCCCTTTCCATCATGTTTTCCTTTGATTTCCGGGTGTTTCGGGTGCGGTTTTGTGACGAAATTCGGCCAGGCTTCGATACGTTGCCAAAATCCGCAAAACCGCAGTTTCTCTAAGGAAAACCGGCGTTTTTTGAATCCGACGGCCTGGTACATTTTCCAGTTCCACCGGCCCGACAGGGGTAGGCCCCTTACAATTTCGCGGATTTTAACGCGAGAGGGGGCGGCGGTCTTCTAAAAACTTCACCACAGAGAAGTGACCCACCCCCCAGGGGCCTCACATCCGATCGATGATGCGACCGATCAGTAGGATCACGAAGGCAAGTACTGCCAGGAACGAAATCGAAATCCAAATCGGACTCAAAACCCAGATCCAATTCCAATCGATCTGGCCGGTCAGCTTCAGCGCGATGAACAGTAGTGTCAGCGCGTCCACAAAGCCGAGACCTACAGTCTTTACTTCTTTATCCTTCTGCATGGGGCTCTCCTCTTAGTAGTGATAGGAAGGGTTGTTGTCTTCCCTCCGCGTCTTGATGCTGTGGTGCTTGTGGCAGAGGGGCTGCCAGTTGCCTTGGTCCCAGAAGAGCGTCTTGTCTCCTCTGTGCGGTACGATGTGGTCCACGTCGGTGGCCTTGACATACTTGCCTTCTTTCATGCATTCCACACAGAAGGGATGCGCCTCCAGGTAACGCTTGCGTGCCTTCTGCCATGTCCTGCCGTATCCACGGGCACCGGCGCTCCTTACCTCCTCGGGATGGAGCGGCTTGTGTACCTCACAGTACTTGGTACCGTAAGGAACCAGTGCTGCACAGCCTGGATGACGGCAGGGGTTGTTTGGTCTATTCGGCATTTCATTCTCCTTCTTGGGAGGGGAGTTGCTCTTCCCATTTCAGGGCTCGAAAACAACTCCCCTCATATACTGTCGTGGGAGAGGCCCAAAGTCAGGGTTGCCTTTTGAAAAAATCGAATTTTTTATTTCTCCCACGGCAGGTCCTTTTTTCCAAAGTGCCCGTATGTGCTAACCAGGTTATAGTCAACATCCAGAAGGTTCAGCGATTCGATGATTCCTTTCGGCGTCAGGTCGTAGTTCTCCAGAACGTACTGCTCAATGAACCGCTTATCCTGATGCTCTGTACCGAAGGTGTCCACATAGACGCTGACCGGCTGAGCAACACCAATCGCATACGCGATCTGCACTTCAGCCTTATCCGCGTACCCGGCCAGCACGATGTCCCTCGCAATCTTCCGAACCATATAAGCACCGCTGCGATCCACCTTGCTG